CTTGGTGATTCCTATTACACCGGCTGGCGCATGGGCGATGTGGTGGAAGTGTGCGCCGTGCCTACCGGCATAGTGCTGATTCACATGGAGCTGATTCGGGCCATGTGGGATGACTGCGAACCGTATACGCTCAGTGGTGTCAAGGTTCGCAGGGTGTTCAACACGCCAAGGGAATCGTTCTATAACCCTGATACGGGCGAGTACAGCGTAAGCGATATGACCAGCGACCTCGACTTCTGCGACCGCGTTATCAAGGGCGGCTACTTAGCTAAGGCTGGATGGTGGGAAGCGGCGGGTAAGCCGCATCCGTTTATTGTGGACACGTCAATCTGTTGCGGTCACATTCAGCCATCGGGCGAGGTGTTTCCAAGCAAATCGCGGCTCGCGGAGTTTGGGGGCTGATATGCCCTTCCTAGAAATTCTCACACGCTCATTCGGTGGCAGACCCCGCATGTTTGCAAGGCAGAAAGCAAGCCTAGCCGCGCAGACGGATAAAGACTTTATCCAAACAATCTTGATGGATGAAGAAAGAAGGGGTATCGACTTTGCGACTGAGCAGATGGCTCGATATGCACCCAACCTAGTCGGGGACATGATCTGGGTACTCGATGATGACGACCTTTGCACCTTGCCAACCTTCATTGCTGGCCTAAAGGAAATCGCCGTGCTGAATGCGCCGGATGTGGTGTTTGTTCGCATGGATCACGGAATGGGGCGCATCCTGCCAAGCGCACGTTGGGGTAAGTCACCTAAGCTGAGTGAGATAGGCATATCGGCGTTCGTGGTGCGGCGTGAGATATGGCAAGCGCATGCCGGGGCCATGATACCAGGAAAGTACACGAGCGATTACGAGTTTATCAAGTCAATCTGGCAGGCAAAACCTATGGTCTATTGGTGGGATGTGATAGCAAGCCGGTGTCAAAGACAAAGCGTTGGATTAGCAGAACATGAGGTAGCAGCATGAAAGAAGCAACGGTCAAAAAGTACCTGAGCAAAGCGGACATTCTAGGGCAAGACGATTTGAAGTATGAGGATATCCAAATCCCTGAATGGGGCGGCGCATGGGTGCGCGTGCGGGCGTTGTCGGCCTATCAGCGTGATAGGTTTGAGGCTGACACCGTGACACGCAAGGGCAAGAACGTCACGACGAACCTCGAAAACATCCGTGCGCGCCTCTGCCTGCTTTGCCTGATTGACCCCGAAACGAACGAACAGTTATTCCAAGAGGAAGATACGTTTCCCCTTGGCGGCAAATCGGCGGCGGCTCTGGATCGTATCTTTTCAGTTGCTCAACGGCTGAACGGCTTGCGTGAGCAGGATGTTGAGGAATTAGCGGCAAATTTTCCCAACGGGCAGAACGGCGATTCGCATACCGTTTAGCCCTGGCAGTTGGACGAATCGACGTTGACCGGATGCTTGGCGAAATCAGCAGCCGGGACTTTGCAGAGTGGATGGCTTACGCAAGATTAGAACCATTTGGCGAGGAACGGGACGATCTACGAATGGGCATCATTGCAAGCACTATAGCCAACGTAAACCGTGACAAGGGAAAGAAACCCTATAGCCCGCGCGATTTTATGCCATCCTTTGAGCAAGAGGACGATGAAACCAAGATTCAGAAGATGATGGAAAGTTTACGCCTGTCACTAGGGGGCAAACGCTAATGGCGACAATCGCCAATATGGACGTTCGCCTAAATATGGATGATTCCGGCTTCTCGGCTGGCATTGCCAATGCGCAGGCGAAAACGGAATCGCTATCTAAGAAGCTTGCCAGCGCAGGGCAGACAATGAGCCTAGCCGTAACCGCGCCCCTGGTAGGTATTGCGGCTATGGCACTTAAGTCTGCGGGAGATTTTGAAAGCAGCATGAATGTGCTGCAATCGGTTAGCGGCGCAACGGCTGACGATATGGCAGACCTCGAGGAACAGGCGTTGGCTCTTGGTGCGTCAACGTCGTTTAGTGCAGGTGAAGCAGCCGAAGCAATGCTAGAACTTGGAAAGGCTGGTCTTGGCGCAAATGACATTATCGGTTCTATGCCGGGTGTATTATCCCTTGCGGCGGCTGGCGGTATGGATGTGGCAACGGCGGCGGGCATTGCTGCAAATGCCGTGAATACGTTTGGCTTGGAAGCTGCCGAAACCACAATGGTTGCGAACATGCTTGCAGCGGCAGCGAACGCATCCAGCGCCGATGTTAGCGATTTGGCGGCGGGCTTCCAGATGGCCGGCTCGGTGTTCGCCTCCAACGGTCAAAGCATGGCCGATCTGACAACGGCTATGGCACTTATGGCTAATGCCGGTATTGCGGGCAGCGATGCAGGTACATCCCTCAAAACGATGATGATGCGCCTTGCCGCACCGACAGCAGAGGCGGCAGACGCAATGGCGGCGCTTGGTCTGAACGTCTATGAACTAGATGGTTCTATGCGTCCATTCCAAGACGTGATTGCGGATTTGGGGGCGGCAACGTCAACGCTAAGTGACGAACAGCGCAATGCCGCCTTGTCTACCATTTTCGGGGCTGATGCCATCCGCGCCGCCACGATCCTAACCTCAGAGGGCGCAGACGGTTGGGTTGCGATGGAGGCGGCTGTCACCAAAGCGGGTGCGGCAGAAGAGGCGGCGGCGGCTAGAATGAAGGGGCTTTCTGGTGCGCTGGATTACCTGCAAGGCTCTATTGATTCGGCGCTTATTGCGCTATCGGCTCAATTCCTGCCTGCACTGTCTGAAATGCTGCGTGTTGTGGCCGATTCCGTAACCGGCTTTACAACGCTCTCGCCTGAGATACAAACGGCGGCGTTAGCCTTTGCAGCGGTAGCAGCGGCGGCGGGGCCGGTGTTGCTTGCGATTACCGGCATAGGTGCGGCGCTCGGCTTCATCCTCTCACCCATCGGCCTAATCATTATTGCGGTTGGTGCGCTTGCGGCGGCGTGGTCTACCAACTTCGGCGGCATCCGTGACATTACGGCGGAAGTGGCGGGAGCAATAGGGCCGGCGCTGCAATCCGTTCTTGAACCGTTGACGTGGGTTGCTGAGGCTATGGCAGATGCGGGCGTGAACAGCATCGAGGCGAGCGAAGCGATTACGGCGCTGCCTGCTGTGTTGCAGCCTGTGGCTACTGCCTTTCAGAATGCCTACGTTGCCATTACTGCCATGAGTGTGCAATTGCAAGCCTTTCTTGCGCCTGCGCTCGCGCGCGTGCAGGAGGCTTTTACGGCTATGTCGCCTGCGCTTAGTGAATTGTCGGGGCCGCTATCTAGCCTGCAAACCGCATTTATGAACCTGTGGACTGTAGCGCAGCCCATTCTAGCGGGCTTGGCACAGGCTATCGGCGTAACGCTCGCAGTTGCAGCAGACTTGGGGATTAACACCTTAGCTACAGCAATCGAAACGTTACCGGCAATCGTAACGGCGGCGGTTAATAACGTCACGGCAACGATTAACCTGATTTCCACCACTATCAGTGGTTTGGCCGAACTGGTAACGGCAATGGTTAACGGCGATTGGGCGGCGGCATGGACAGCAGCAGAAGGCATCTTGGAGGGTTTCGCTACGTTCTTTAGTGAAACATTCTTCAACTTTAACGCTATTGCCGACGCCGTTATGAAGGGGCTTAAGTCGATTGTGGTGGATACGCTCACCGATATGGGCGTCAACATCGACAGTGTATTGACTGAGATTGCCGCGCAATGGCAGGCGATATGGGACGGAATGAGCAAGGCCATTCAGCCGGTTCTGGATGCTATCGATGCGCTAAAGAAAGGTATCCAGAGCTTTCAAAGCTGGATTGGCGGCATATCAATGCCTAATCCCTTTGCAGGCATCGGTGCAAGCGCACGCTCTACAGCCAATTCCATAGATACCAACTTCGTTAATTTCGTTACCGGCAGAGCAAGCGGCGGGCCGGTGCAGGCTGGCACGCCGTACATGGTTGGTGAGGAAGGGCCGGAATTGTTCGTGCCATCTCGCAGCGGGAGCATCATCCCGAATGACTTTGGCGGCGCTTGGGGCATGGGCAGCGGCGGTACAGGCAACGGCGTCACAATCGAAAACATATCAGTTTATAACGAGGTTGATTTGCATACGCTCGCCTACCAAGTGGCGCAACTGCTAGGAAGGCGCGCCCGATGATTCTCACGCTGACGGATGGAACGACCACATCAACACTTAGCGGTTCCGGCGTTATTCGGGGCTGTACCTATTTCCCTGACACGGCTCAGAAGCGTGAGGGTGAATGGCAGCCTGTTACCGAAACGGCAACGGTAAACATTACCGGCTCGGCTACAGCGGTGCGCGCAGCCGTAACCATTATGGAAACGCTCATTCAGGCGGCGCAGCAACGGCAAGAGACAGGCGTAGGCGAAAGAGTGTTTATCACCTACAAGCCGGTAACGGCTGATAGCGTTGCCTACCGCAGCGAAGTGTTAGACGGGCGCGTGGTATGGCCTAGCAACCCCGGCTTACGCCATCTAGAGAATACTGTAACCACAACGCAGATTGCGGTCATTTGGACGCGTGCGCCTGGTTGGGATGGCGCAGAGGTTGAATTGGCAATTTCTGGCTTTGGGCAATCGCCAGCAACGGGCGGGCGCAACATGGACAACAATCCCGCCAACGCTAATTTTATCCAGGTACAGTCTAGCGAAATTGCTGGCAACATGCCCGCGCCCGTTCGCATCCACTTAATCAACAATACCGGTTCCACGCAAAATTACCGGCGCGTGATAATGGGCGTCAATGCCTTTAGTGATCCTGATTCGTTCGTCCATTTCCTGCAAGGTGAGGCGAAACTAAGCGGCGGCTCGTCGGTATCGGACGCAGAAAGCAGCGGCGGGAACATGCTGGAGTTTACCGCATCCAGTTCGCCCACTACGTTTCAATGGACATTACCGGCTGCTGATATGGCACGCACGAAGGGGCGCAGGTTTCGTATCATTGCCCGTTTCCCTGGCGCGGCTGGCTCTCTGTACGTTCGTCCCGACATTCGCACATCGGGCGGTACGGTGCTGTGGACAGGTGACGAGCTTGCGCTAACCGTACCTATTTATGAGGGTTGGTACGACCTAGGGCTTGTGCCTTTGCTGCCTGGGGGCTACTCAACAGCCTATGGCGCGGCGCGCTTGGGGTTGACGTTTCGCGGTTCGGGCGTTGTTGACCTGGATGTCATTCAGTTAACGCCGATAGATTCCTACCGTCATTTGGAGATGGTAGGAACGGGCGTACCAACGAACAACGGAACGGCAATCGTCCATGACGGTATCGACCTGCAAACGTACCAACTAGCCAGCACAACCCGCACGCCGCTACCTACTACGTTCGGCGGGCCGCTGATGATTTACCCTGGCTACCATAATCGCATTTACGTCGTGCATCAGGTCAACGCCGCACTAACAGCCGC